TATAGTAAATAATCCTCGTTCTTTGCCAACTGAACAAGAATGTACTGATGGATTAAAAGCTATGCAAGATGATTGGGATAGTAAAAATGGTTAATCCTTGTGGCTGTAATGGAAGTTGTATTTGTGGAAAATGAAACTATCAGAAAATACTGGCATTTCAATGCCACTTCGAAATCTTTTAAGTATTTTAGCAGCCACAGCAATAGGAGTGTATTCTTATTTTGGTGTAATTGAACGCTTAAATAATATTGAGACAAGAGCAACATTATTTGAAGCTGACTTATTAAAAGCTGCTGACCAAAAGCCAATAGATCAAGAGCAGTATATGTTGTTAGAATTTACATCTAAACAACTTGAAACAATACAAACAGAAATGGAATCAATGATGTCCAATACTGTTAATATAAATTTTTTAAAAGACCAAGTTATTAAACTCCAGCAAGATGTTGAAAAATTAAAAGATAAGGTAAGACAAAATGGGAGTAATTGAAATTGTATTTAGTTTAACTATGTTTGTTAATGGCTCACTAGATGGTCATATGATGACAGAAAGTTTATCTAAATGTTTAAAAGCAAAAAGAGAAGCAGAAAGAAATTTATCTGACAATAGAGTTAATACAATTCGTTATGAATGTGGTTTAGTTAAAGCAGAATTAAGACCAGATGCAGAAGGCAGAATGAAAATTTATAAAATTATAAAAGATAATTAACATGAAATTATTATTTATTCTTTTAACTGCTATAACCATTATAGCTGTATCAACTGACGTAAGATCAGACGATAACAATGCCACGAATACATCTGGCAGTAACACAATTATCGATGGGAATTATACAACAACCAACAATAATGAATATCAATCTGGATCATCTAATGACACGACTAATACAACGACTAACAACACAACCAACTCTACAAGTAATAAGTCTAATATACCACCTCCTAGTGCCAACGCACCATCATACAGTTCTATGTCGCAAGACGTTTGCAGCATGGGTATTTCTGGTAGTGTTACTTCTTCTATTGTGGGTGTTTCGGCTGGTCGGCATTTCATAGACGAGAATTGTGAACGTATTAAATTAGCCAAGGTACTCCAGGATTTCGGCATGAAAGTTGCAAGTATTAGTATACTTTGTCAAGATGCTAGAGTGTTTGCAGCTATGGAAATGGCTGGTACTCCTTGTCCGTTTTTTAAGAAACTTGGCGATGAAGCCAAAGCATCATGGAAAAAATATCCAGAATTAAGACCAGATTATGAAGAATATAAAAAACGAGAGGAATACATGGCATCTATTAGGATTGAAGAAATGTGTAAAGATTGCAACGATCCTTTTAATCCTGTTATTATCCACGACAGGGATTAGTGAAACTATAAACACAGGAAACTTATTAGATAATTCTGGTTTTGATAACGGATCCACTTCCTCCTGGACTAAATCCTCCAACATGGGAACGCATACTAATATTTCTATTGGTGGCGGTAATGATGGAGGATCTTTAGCACCAACACATAACTCATGGGTTGAACAAACAATAAGTTTAAAAGATAAATCACAGATGTTGGAAGAAGAAATCCAATCTGGTTTTACTTCAACCATGTCTAGTGATGTATGGTTTTGGACTACTGATACTGATACAGTTACAATTAAACAAACTTTAGTTGATAATAATAATAACAGCTCAACAACAAACAGAATAATAGAGGGTACTTGTGCTACTTTTAATGGTTGTTCATATACTAATTATACTGATAGCATTGTTATTGGTAGCAGCGATGCTACTGACTATAACATCACAGCAAGAGTAGATGTAACCGATGGAGGTCAATCTACTGGTCATGCTGCACCAGATGTCGATGATATAGAGCTTAGTGTTGCTTACACAAAGTATGAGCCAATATCTGAGGACATCCAGGAAGATTTAGATGTTATTGATGATATAGATTTTGATTATGAAGAAATAGATTTTGCTATACCAGAAGAAATTTGGACAGATGTTTGGACAGACTTTGACGACGTATTCATAGAGGAAGAATTTTTTGAAGAAGAATTTGAAACAATATTCCTGGAGGAGTTTGAGGACTTTGAGGACTTTGAGGAATTTGAAGAAGCTGCATTTGAAGAATTAGAAGTACCAGAAGAATTTGAAAGTTTCTTTTCGGAAGAATTTTCCGATGAAGAAATGGAAATATTAGAGGAAGAATTTGCTGATGAGTTTGAAGAATTTGCTGATGATGTTATGGATGAAGTTCTTGACGAAGAACCAACCAATAAAGAAGTTGTCAAGGAGGACAAGGAAGAAGTTATTGAAGAAGAAACAGCAGATGAAGAAACAGAAGTTGCCGAAAATAAGAGTGAAGAAGAAACAACAGAAAAAATAGAGGAAGAAAATGACACCATTGATACACCAGAAGAAGAAACCGAAACCGAAATATTAACAGAAGAAAAAGAAATAGACGTTGCTGAAACTAAAGATAATAAAATTAACATTGAAGTTAATGAAAATGTATCAGTTGAAGTAAAACAAATTTCTTTATTTGATAATGGTAATGAATTAACTGCCTACCAGGAAACTGATTTCTACCAACCAGAAAATATTTATGCTGATGTTGATAATGCTTTATTTATCCAGGCAGACTTATCCATCTACAACCAGGGGATTTATATTAATGTTGGTTTAGATAATTATATTTCTACTGATCCTATCGGACAACATAAAAAAAAATTATACGAAATTAAAGTTAATAAAATTCAACTGATGATTGAATTAAATAAATTAAAGGAATTATTATGATGCAAAAACTAACAAGTATAGGTTCAATTATTTCTGTCGTTTGTGGCATAGGTATGGGTTTTTATGCTTGGGGAGAATTTAATACTAGACTTAGCAACATAGAAAATAAAGAATTTGTTGTTAATGAAACAGTTGATCTTGCACCTATTAATCAAAAGGTATCTGATTTGGAAGTTAATATTCTTGATAGGATGTCAGCTTTAGAAGATGAGTGGATGGCTAGAGATAATGATAGCAACGATGATATATTAAATGACATCGCTGGAGTTAAGTCAGAAATAAAAAGTTTAATAGAAAAAATCAATAATGCTGACCAGCAACTACAACTTAATATTGTCGAGTCATCTAATAAAACATTTAAAGAGTTTGGGAAAATAAGAGATCTAATAAATGAATTAGCTAAGAAGATTGCTATTGCAGAAAAACAATCTGAACTCAATAAAATATTAATTGATGAGATGAAAGCAGAAGCTTCTTCTCCTCTTGGATAATGTTTACAATTTGGTTTCTTGTGGCTCTCATATCAACACCACATACAACAGCAATAAAATATCATGGAGCTGGTGGATATGATTCATTAGAGAAATGTGAAGCACAACAATTAATTTATGAAAATTATTTAACAGATTTTGAAATAAACATTGGAAGTAAAGCAGTATGGGTACAATCCTATTGTTTAGAATTTGAATCTTTTAATAAAGGAAAAGAAAACAATGCCTGAATCTTGGGAACAACAACTTGCTGCATTACAAACAGATATAAAGCATATGCTGCACAGCCAAGAGATAATGCAAAAACAAATACGAGATCTACAAAAATTTAGTTCAATGGGAGCTGGTGGATTAAAAGCATTAGTAATAGTAGGAATAGTTTTAGGTGTCATTGCGAAATGGATGGGTCTTTTTGATTAGTTTTGTCTTATGAAAAAATTGCCAAAGGAATGCAATCAGAATTTATTGCAGCATCATGGTTAATAAAAAAAAATTACACAGTCTATTGGAAAACACAGGACAATGATGTCATTGATATAATTGCTGTTCATCGTGTTACAGGTAAAGTTTTAAAGATAGATGTAAAGACTGCAAGTATTCGTAAGACTTGGCGACCTGGCACAATAGTTCACAGAACACAGAGTAAATATCAAAAACAATTAGGAGTAAAAATTTTATATGTCTTTAAAGATGGAAGCTGCAAATTTAAGCGATCTTAAAAAAAGAGTTGAATTACACGAAGGAAAAATTAATAAATGTTATTCAGATTCATTAGGTAAATTAACTTTTGGGATCGGACACCTTGTTACAGATGAGGATAACATAGATCCTAACAAAGAATATTCAGACGAATTTATTTATAAACTATTTGATAAAGACTTCGATAAAGCTATCGAAGGTGCAGCAAGAGTATGTCAAGGTATGGATTTACCAGACAGAAAATTTGGTGTCTTTATTGAAATGACATATCAGCTTGGAGCTACTGGTTTGTCAAAATTTAAATTAGCTCTAAAAGCGGCTAGAGATCATCAGTGGGAAGAATGCCACGATCAACTTCTCGATAGCCGCTGGTATAAACAAACGCCAAATAGAGCAAAACAATTGGCGATGATAATGTTGGAGGACTAACATGGAAAAAATTAAATACTTTTGGAATGGATTAACGAAAAGAGGGAAACTTCTTACAGTTGTTCTAATCGTTATTCTTGCCGTAATAGCTTACGGACAATTCTAATGTGGCAATTACTTTTAAAACCTTTGATGGGTGTCGCTGGCGATGCCGTCAAGGGTTTTGTAGAAACTAAAAAATTAAAAACAGAAACAAAACTTACTGAAATAAAAGCAAATAAAAAGAGATTAGAAGATATTGCTGCTGGAAAAATAGCTTGGGAAGCATCGGCTGTGGACCAAATGAAAGGCAGCTGGAAAGATGAGTTTGTTTTACTTGCTCTAATGATACCAGCTATCTGTGCTTTCGTAAAACCTTTACAACCACACATAGCAGATGGCTTTTTAATCCTCTCGACACTCCCTGATTATTATAAACACCTCTTATACATGGCGTGTAGCGTTTCACTGGGTTACCGCGCAGCACCTGGAGTAATGGGGTTATTTGGTAAGAAGAAAAAGTAAACCAAAAATAAAAGTTTCTGGTATGTGGTTCTTTGAAAAATCAAGAGAAGAACAAGAACAATATAAACAACAAAACAAACCATCTGGTTGTCAAAATTGTCAAGATACACCAATACATTCAAATGATGGATTACGGACTTGGATGTGTGGTAACTGTAAA